GAGTAACAATGGTGCGCTTTAGTAAAGAAGATTTAATCCTTGGATAGATGCGAACATGTTCGTTTAGTTTAATAACCGTCAAGAATACCAGTGTTTCATGGCGAAAGCAAAGACAGGTAGTTTCTACCTAACAGAATCAATTACGCTACCGGCTGGAACAGTAAACGGTGGAAGAGTACAAGGAACAATAGACTTGGGAGCATATGTAAATGTGCCAACTGGTCAAGCAATAGCAATCGAAAGCGTAGACTTCATTCATCAAGTCGCAGCAGATTTTGGTCAACAAGTAAATCAAATGCTTGTGCAAAGCGGCGCACTTTGTGCTCAATTAACAGATTTGAACCCAGGAACTGCCTTTGTTCGTGCTGACAATCAATCTCTTATTGCGAGTTCGGGATTAAATATCGATCAACCTAACAACGTTGCCTCACATGCTGCAGACCTTTACCCCGATAACTTTGGTCCAGCTGCTTTGTCTGAAGCATTCATGGTAGTCAATGATACTCTTTACTTAGTTGCTGGACCCGATGGTTCAAACAGTGGTGCTGCTGATGTTACGGTAACTGCTAGAGTACGTTGCAGAGTCGTTAAACTATCTTCTGAAGACTGGATGGCTATCGCTATCCAATCCACCGCTAGTGATAACTGAGTGTGATCCACTTGGTTAAGATAGAGGGAACTCTCGATGAAATACGAGAACTTATTGGCGATGTTAAGCGGACTACTAGCACTGTTAAGTCTACGACTAAGAAAGTGGCTAAAGCGGCCAAAGGAACTACACGTAAACTATCAGCATGGCAGCGATACATCAAAAACAAATCAAACCACATTAAGTTTAAGCGTGGAGACAAAAAAGGAAGATTAGACCTTAAGCGTATGTCAGCTGCTTTCAAAAGGAGTAGGAAGAAATGAGTCTAATTGAACTTTATCGTAAATATGGGTTATATCCTAAACCTAAACCATTGCCAAAGAAAAAGAAGGGGGCTAAAAAATGAGTGAAGAAGATATGCAACGAACTCTTTGTGCTGAATTTGGACCTTTAAGTGCTGAATGGAATAAGGGAAGTTCTACCTGGACTAGTTTATTAGGCGGCGGAGGTTACCAAGATTTAGGTGCCGGTTACTATGTATTACAACAAGACATTGATCTAAGCGGTTATGCAATGGACAGAAAAACATTCTACCCTTATTCTTCTTTTGAACAACGCGGAGGATTAACTAGCGGTAAATTTGATGCTACTTTATCTCAACAACCTTATGTAATTGATATAACTATTATTTCATCCGTTCCTCTTAATGCAGACGATCTACTAGTTTCAATTTTAATTGCACCTGGATTTAACCCATATGCAGGTTTAGCCGTTAATGCTGGTAGATTTAATAGAGAACAAATTATTCATGGCGAGTTAAAATGGTATACTGTCGATTCTACTTTATCGGTACCAGGCGAACTAAGTAATTTAAAATTAGTTGAAAGACAAGTATTTTCTTCTTTAGAACCTACGGCTGCTGATAAACTGTACAGTTATAGACTTGTAGGGGTTTCCGCGGCAGAAGATGAAGGCGACCAATTTAATTTACCAGCCACTAGAGTCTTAATGCCAGGTAATATTAGTTCAGAACCTAAACTCGAGTACATGATGAGACTTAAGAGATCATACGAACTTGCTAATCAGGTGTAAATATGAACGAAGACTATCCGACGTTACGTCGCATAGGTAAATTGCTTTACGAAGGTTGGGAGAATAGACCCGATGCTCCTACTTGGGCTAAACGTACTCCTATGGGTTTGTTCTATGAAGGACTAGAAGAAGTAGTTGACTTACAGTTTGAAGCTGCTCTAGCAATTAACCAGGGCAAAGTAGCAGGTAAAGACCAATATGGATCAGTTGAAAGAGAACGTGTAGAGTCTCTAGGAACTAAATTTATTTATTCCCCTGGCGGATTTGTAGTTTAACGTGCTCACTCGTATGCTGAGGACCTCTGGGCACACTCTCTACAAGGAATCAAGTTCATCATAATATACGTTAACGCTCTGTTGTCTGGAACTTCAAAGAGTCCATGGCATATGTGACACTGTGCTCTAATCATTCTTCATTCCACCCTTTCTTTTCAATACATGCTTGACATGCTGTATAGCATTCCGGTTCTCCGCTAACATCAACAAAAAATAAATCCATTCCTGTTTCATAACAAAAGTCGCATTCAACTTTGTAAATCCATCTTTTCATTCAATCAACCCCAAGTAAGTCGTACCTTTTCCACATTTCTTACATGGCATTCTGCCCTGGAGAAGAACTGGATCACTATCTAGGAATGTAACGTCGCATGGTTCGCAATATGCACCATACTTTTCTTTAATTTCAGGCTTCGCTTTGTATTGTGTAGCCTGCTTCTTCATCAATTCTTGTCTAATCCACGCACTAAAGTTATCCATTTTGCGTGCAATCTCGTAAGTAGTCGGGCATAGAGTTATTGTTTTATGTCTCATATTACATTGGCAGTTTATAATCTTATATTAAATGTATGTATGTATTAGAGAAAAAAGGCCGGAGGCCATATATGGTATGGCTACTTGGCATAGGGTGGGTGTGCTGGGGAGAGTAACAATGGTGCGCTTTAGTAAAGAAGATTTAATCCTTGGATAGATGCGAACATGTTCGTTTAGTTTAATAACCGTCAAGAATACCAGTGTTTCATGGCGAAAGCAAAGACAGGTAGTTT